ATGGCACACGAATTGAAAGTCAACTGTCACAGGCTAAAGCGGCTTATAAAGACGCTCATGACCGTGGCGATGTTGAAAAAATGTTTGATGCGCAACAGGCGTTGTCAAAAATTGCCATAGAACAAGAAAGGCACAGACTTGCAAAACAACGACAAGAAGAAGACGCAACAGCCACAGCCCCCGCCCCTGATAATCAGGTTCAACCCAGTGTTGCACCGCAGACGGCAACTCCAGATCCGAAGGCGCAAAAGTGGGCGGAAAAAAATGAATGGTTTGGTGATGACGAGATTATGACCCAAGCCGCATATGTTATAGACAAACAATTAATATCTGAAGGGTTTGACGGGACAGAAGATGAGTACTATACTCAATTAGATTCTCGTCTTAAGGAACGGTTTCCGAGAGAGTTGGGATCGAAAGAAAACGAGGGAGGTCAAAGGGTCGCCGCTGCTTCTACCTCCGCATCTCGCAGTACAAAACAGGGGCGCAGGACCGTCAAGTTGTCACCTTCACAGGTAGCTATAGCTAAAAAACTTGGTGTTCCACTTGAAGAATACGCTAAGTATGTAAAGGACTAAGCTATGAGTGAGACAAGAAAACCACGGTCTAATGAAACCCGCGAAAAAACATCGCGCAGAAAGCCTTGGGCACCGCCAAGTCGGTTAGAGGCACCAGATGCTCCAGATGGATACAGGCATCGTTGGATTAGAACATCTCTCAGAGGTGAAGACGATAACATTAACGTCCATGCGAAAATTCGTGAAGGATGGGAACCCGTCAGAGCCGATGAGTATTCTGAATCTGATTATGCTGTAATCGATGAAGGAACACATACTGGTGTTATTGGACACGGTGGATTAATGCTGGCAAGAATCCCTGAAGAGACAGCGCAGGAAAGAACCGAATATTACCGAGGACGGACTCGCGAACAAATGACTGCTGTGGATCAGGACTTAATGAAGGAGCAGCATCCTTCGATGCCTATTACTAACGATAGGCAAAGTCGTGTAACTTTCGGAGGTCGTAAAAACGACTCTGATTCATAGTGAGAAGGAGTTATTCTCATGGCAAATGCAAATGGAGCCTTTGGTCTAAGACCATATGGCATGCTAGGGTCAGCCCCAGCCTCCATTGGTACGACTGAGTATCGCATTGCATCTAATAACTCAAACCCAATCTTCCAAGGCATGCCTGTAATACCGCTTGCCGCTGGAGTGATTGATGACCTGCAAGCTGCCGCTGGTGGCACGGTTTCAATCGTGGGTGTGTTCAACGGATGTGAGTATGTCAGTTCTACCACTGGAGAAACGGTTTTCTCTAACTTCTGGCCTGGTTCTGGTGCGGATTCTAATTTCCCCGTCAGGGCTTTTCTGTATGATGATCCATCAATGTTGTTTACTATTGCAACATCCAATGTACAGGCTTCTAACGATACTGAAGCAGAACTTCGTACAGCGGTGTTCGCAAACATTCAGCTTGCAACAGGTAACAGCGGTTCTACCACAACAGGTATTTCCTCTGCGACTGCGGATTTGAACACTGTCGCTAGTACCAATACACATGCTCTGCGTATTATGGGTATCCTTGATGACCCAGAAAACTCAGACTTTAGTGCTGCTGGTATCCCATTAATCGTTCGTATAAACAACCACTTCAATGCTCCTAACGGTAGCATTGCACAGGGCACTGTTTCTACGACTGGCGTATAAGGAGGCTCAGTTATGGCTATTTCTCGCGCACAACTGGCGAAAGAGCTGGAGCCTGGCCTAAATGCTCTGTTTGGAATGGAGTATGACAGGTATGAAAACCAGCACGCCGAAATTTTCACCACCGAGTCTTCAGATCGTGCATTTGAAGAAGAGGTGATGCTATCAGGCTTTGGAGCCGCTCCGACTAAAGCGGAAGGTTCTGCCGTCAGTTTTGACGATGCCAACGAAGCATTTACCGCTCGGTACAACCATGAAACCATTGCATTGGCTTTCAGCATTACTGAAGAGGCTGTTGAGGACAATCTTTATGATCGTCTGTCAAGTCGCTACACTCGTGCTCTTGCTCGTTCAATGGCGCATTCAAAGCAGGTTAAAGCTGCATCAATTCTAAACAACGCTTTCTCGGCTGGTGCTTTTGCTGGTGGTGACGGGGTTGCTTTGTGTGATGCATCTCATCCGCTGACAAACGGCGGCACTTTTGCTAACGAACCATCAACTGCTGCTGATTTGAACGAAACTTCTCTGGAAGACGCTCTTATCAACATCGCTGGTTTCGTTGACGAGCGTGGTCTAAAAGTAGCTCTTCGTGGAACAAAACTTATTATTCCTCGTCAGTTACAGTTTGTAGCAGAGCGTCTGATGGTTTCTAATCTTCGTGTTGGCACCGCTGACAACGATGTGAATGCGATTCGTTCTATGGGAATGTTGCCTGATGGCTATGCTGTCAACGACTTCCTGACAGATACGGACGCTTTCTTCATCTTGACAGATACGCCTCGTGGTTTCCTCCACTTTGAGCGTGTGCCATTGTCAACACAGATGGAAGCAGACTTTGACACTGGAAACATGCGGTTTAAGGCTCGTGAGCGTTATAGCTTCGGGTTCTCAGACCCTCGTTGTGTGTTTGGTTCACCAGGCGCATAAAATATTTCCCTCCCAAGGAACTGAAGGGCGGCTTTGCAGTCGCCCTTTTTTTGTGTATAGTTAATTATCCTGACAACTCCATTGGGGGGTTGACACTAGCCACGACAGGAGATGCACATGGCTAATACTACTTTTAACGGTCCTGTTCGTTCAGAGAACGGATTTAAAACTATTATTAAGAACTCCACTACGGGTGCTCTTACCAATGAAATGACTTTGTCTACCTACAGCACTTCAATTACAGTCGCTGCGAGTGGCACAGATCATAAAGAATCATCAATCGGAATCCCATCTAACTTTATTCCTATGGGTGTTGCCATCACAGTAACAAGTGCTTCGGCTAACAACGTAAACTTGGTTGATATCGGTACAGACGCTGACACAGATGGTTTCGTGGATGGTATTTCTATTGCTATTAATTCAACAGGTTTCAAAGGCTTCTTCCCTTGTAATGGTGTGCTTGGTATGTCTGGTGGCGCAACTACCGCTGCTACAGAGACTGCTGACGAAGTTGAACTTGTAATCTCTGGTGCAGCAGGCACAGGTGGCGCGGTTATTGCTCTGAAGTTCTTTGGTATTGCTTCTGATTCACCAACTGCTTAATAGGAGGCTGATATGGCTGCTTCTATTTTTGCAAAAACTGCTACGTCAACAGGAACTTTAATTGGCGGTAGAACCCGATTAAAATCGTTTGTTGTGCGTTCAGCAGGTAGTGGTTCTCCAGCGGCTGTTTTTAGAAGCGGTGGTGGCTCTGGCACAACACTTTTGACTATGACGTTTGTTGCTGGTGATGACACTCAAATCACTATTCCTGATCACGGGATTATATTTGAAGATGGCTGTCATGTCACGTTGACAGCCGTGGACTCAATAACCGCTTTCTTTGGGTAGTGATATGGCTCGTAAAAGAGACAAGCAACCACCCAAAACCAAAAAGTATTTCCGCTCTACTAAAAGTGGAGCGGGAATGACTAAGGCTGGTGTTGCTCGTTATAGGCGAGAAAACCCTGGCTCTAAACTTAAAACCGCAGTGACTGGCAAAGTTAAAAAAGGTTCTGCCGCTGCTAAAAGGCGTAAGTCGTTTTGTGCGCGTAGCGCAGGTCAAATGAAGAAGTTTCCTAAAGCGGCTAAGAATCCCAACAGCCGTTTACGTCAGGCAAGGCGGAGGTGGAAGTGTTAAACATAAGCACCTTAATTAGTGGCGCAAGTCTTGCGTTTATCGGTTGGATAGCTTTCTCTGTTGTTGAGTTAAAAACAGAAACTGCTGTTATTTCCGTTAAGGTAGACCAAAATCATAAATTATTAGCAGAACTTTGGGATTATTACCTACAGGAGAAGGTTAATGACAATATCGCGTGGACAACTCGCAAGCCAAATCTCCAAGCCCCCACAGAAAAAAAAGTGGAGCAAGAAGCGAAAAGCCAAGATAAACTGTAAACGTCCCCGTGGTTTTAGCGAAAGAGCGCATTGTGCCTCTAAAAAGAAGAGAAAAAAATGAATAGAACAAAAAAAGCAAAGGTTAAAAAGGTTATGAGGGGCTTGCAAAAGGCTTCACGAACTCACGCAAAACAGGCAAGAACTTTAAAAAGTGTGCTAAATGGCAAAAAGAAAAGATCCTAAAGTAGGCACAGGTAAAAAACCAAAGGGAAGTGGGAGAAGACTCTATACTGACGAAAACCCAAAAGACACTGTATCTATAAAGTTTGCAACTCCGACAGACGCAAGAAAGACGGTAGCAAAAGTTAAAAAGTTAAACAAACCCTTTGCTAGAAAGATACAGATACTTACGGTTGGTGAGCAAAGAGCAAAAGTTATGGGCAAGAATCAAGTTGTAAGCATTTTTAAAAAAGGCAAAGAAAGTTTGAGAAAGGCTAGAAAAAATGCAAAAGCGTAGTGGCACACCAAAAGGACTCACCTATTATAAAAGAGGTGGTAAGGTTTCTAAAAAGTCAAAAGGCAGCAAAATATGTCCAGAGGGCAAGGCTTGGGCAAAGCGCACATTTGATACATACCCAAGCGCATATGCAAACCTTGCTGCATCAAAATATTGTAAAGACCCGAACTATGCCAAGAAGTCTAAGGGCGGTAAAAGAAAGGGCAAGTAATGGGTGAGCTTAAAGAATGGTTAAAACAGGACTGGGTTCGCATTGGCTCTGATGGAAGCATCAAGGGTAAATGTGGTACTTCTAAAGATAAGAAGAACCCTGACAGGTGTTTGCCGCGCAAAAAAGCTCAAAGCCTTTCAAAACAAGAGCGTGCAAAAACCGCTCGTAAAAAGAAGAAAGCAGGTAGCAAGGGCCAAACAGTGGTTGCTAACACTAAGAAGGCCAAGGTTCGCAACCTTAACTCAGGCGGCGTGGTTGAAACAACTTCTAAACGCAAGTTTAGGGGTAAAAAGATTCCAGGCACCGCTGTTGCAAGAGGTTGCGGTGTGATAATGTCTAACCGTAGAAAGCGCACGAAGGGCGCAGTAACGCAGTCATAGGAGGTAATTATGGCAATGAAGAAAAAAGGCTACCGTGCTGGCGGTAAAGTGATGAAAAAGAAAGGCTACCGTGCTGGCGGTAAAGTCAGAAGAATGGCTAAAGGCGGCGCAATGGGCGGCAAAAAGATGAGAATGATGTCCAAAGGCGGCTCTACTGGTGGCAAAAAGATGACTGTTGCACAACTTCGTGCCGCTGCTAAAAAGCTAGGGTACAAGGTATCTAAAATAGCTTAATGCCATATTTATATAGCAACGTTCCCTACTTTAAGGCATGGGTGCGGCGCGAGTATACTCATAACCATGAGGACTATCATGGTGAGTTTTTGCACGCGATGGTCGTTGGCGTAACGTCCATGCCTAACAGATGTTTGAGTTTCCAAGTTATATTTACTGGAAGTGAAGCAGAAGGTGAAGAGGAAGATACGGTACATGGAGGTGCAATGTGGGCTAGGATGCCCATAACCGCTCTAGTTGCTGATATACCTTTAGAGGAATGGCCTGAACCCATGAACACATATGATGCTCAACCTTGGGATTGTTCGTCACATAATCATGCTGTTTATGTGATAGACCGAGCTACGCCCTGCCCTTGGTTGGCTAAAATAGACAGTGAGTTTTTTCCTGCAAAGTACTTGTTTACAGTGGATTACTCCGAGTCCGAAATAGCAGATGACCCAGCGCAGCATAAGCAAAGCCATGTTTTGCAACTGCTTGATGCTGGTGAATGGACAGGAAACATCGTTGCCTTGCCTAACAATCGTGTAAGAGTTACACACCCTGCTTGGTTTGAGACAGGTGACGGTGCGCCACACTTTAAACCCTCTCAGCATATACACTATTCAAAAAGTGATTTAGACTATACACTAGATGTGAATAGGATATTTGATAACCTTTACAATGAGGAAGAGTGATGGCTACTTCAAACTCAAGAGACTTCGCTCTCGATGTTTCAGACATTATAGAAGAGGCATATGAAAGGTGTGGGTTAGAACTTCGCACTGGTTACGATGCGCGTACTGCACGCCGTTCTATGAATCTCATGTTTGCTGACTGGGCAAACAGAGGCGTTAATCTTTGGACTGTTCAACAGAACACAATAACCTTAACAAAAGGCCAAGCTACAGAGACATTAACAACGGATGTTGTAGATTTACTTGAGGTGGTTGTTAGAAGAAGTAGTACTGATTTTAATATTATGAAAATCAGCCGAGGAGATTATCTGTCTGTTCCAGACAAAGCAACACAAGCGCGTCCTAGTCAATATTATTTTAACAGACAAACGACCCCTCAAATAACTTTGTGGCCTACACCAGAAAACAGCACCGATCAGTTAGTGTATTACTATGTTCAAAGAATACAAGATGCCGATACGCTTACTAACGATGTAGATCTTCCTTTTCGTTTTCTGCCTTGCGCGGTTGCTGGATTATCATATTACATTGCATTAAAGAAAAATCCTCAACTGGTTCAGTTGTTAAAAACTGTTTATGAAGAAGAGTTTCAACGAGCCGCTGATGAGGATGAAGATAGGGTGTCTCTTAAACTACAGCCTGATATTCAATACTTGAGGGTATAATGGCTTTTGCCTCTGGTAAAAATGCATATGGCATATCAGATCGTTCTGGTTTTCGTTATCGTTTACGAGACATGAAAACCGAATGGAACGGCTTTAAAGTTGGTCCAGATGAATATGAAGAAAAACATCCACAACTAGAGCCTAGAAGAAAGGTTATTGATCCACAAGCGTTACGCGATTCTAGACCAGACACTACAACTGAAACTGCTGTTCAAAGGCTTTTAATTGTAAACGCTTTTCAGTCTGGAGCGGCTGGATCTCCTGTGGTTACGGTGTTTGAACCTTCTCATGGTCGTAGCACATCGGATTCTGTTGTTTTTCGTAAAGTGGAGGCATTTGATGGGTTTTCAAAAACTAGTCTTGAAAAGGCTGATGGATATACGATTACGGTTGTTGACGATAATTCCTACACAATCACCATTACAGGAGGAGAAACAGCAACGGTCGGTGGTGCACGAGGCGGCGGTAATCATGCGACCGCTGGGCCAGGTACAGCAACAGCAACAACGGCATCGACCTTTGATGCGACAAATGTTACACTTGATTCGGCAACTAAGACTTTTGACGAGGGCTAAATGGCAAAACAAACAGTAGGAATTGGCTCCGCCGCAAATGACGGCACTGGCGATACTCTTCGTGCGGGTGCTGATAAAATCAATGACAATTTTGATGAAATTTACAATGCGTTGGGTACTGGCACCACATTAACAGACATCATTAATACCTCTGGCTTGATTGACGTAAGTTCTGGTGCCAACAAGATTGTTTTTTATTACGCTGCTTTAACTGACTTGCCAAGTGCATCAACTTATCATGGCGCAGTTGCTCATGTTCACGCAACTGGTGGTTTGTATTTTGCTCACGGTGGTAATTGGATACGACTTAATGATGAAGTTAGTGGCCCAACGACCACATATACAACAACAGCAGCTACGGGTTCTGCTTACACTTTTTCTGGTCCAGGTGCTACTGCTGGTAATAACCCCAACTTTACCTTCTACAAAGGTCACACATATTTAATCGACAACACCTCCTATGTTAGCAGTCATCCTTTGCAGATACGAACATCTGATGGCGGCTCTGCTTTTACGACAGGAGTTACGGATAATTATAACAGCACCACTGGGTTGACTCAATTTATTGTGCCGCATGAGCCTAGTGACACCTCTCTGGTGTATCAGTGTACTGTTCACAGCAGCATGGTTGGAAACATAACTATAGTATAGCGAGTAAGTAATATGTCATTCACATACGCAGAACTAAAACAAGCTATACAAGATTTTTGTGAAAATACTGAAACTTCTTTTGTTACGAATTTGCCTGTATTTATTCGTGGCGCAGAAGATCGTATTTTTACTATGGTAGATTTAGAGTTGTTTCGTAAAAACGCAACTTCTGCGTTATCAAATGGCGACCCTTTTTTAAGTTGTCCTAGTGATTATCTTGCTTCATTTTCTTTGCAAATTACCACCGTTGGCAGCCAAGATTTTTTGTTGTTTAAAGATGTTAACTTTATTCAACAATACAATTTAGACAAAGGCGCAAACGGTGTTCCAAAATATTATGGTGTGTTTGATGTAGATAATTTTATCGTTGGTCCTACACCAGACAGCAACTATGCCGTAGAACTACATTACTATTATAGGCCAACCAGTATTACTGCTGGAGCGGACTCAGGAACATCATGGCTGAGTGAGAACGCTCCTAACGCTCTTCTTTACGGTTCACTCGTGGAAGCGTATACTTATATGAAGGGTGAACCAGACATGATGCAGTCGTATGAACGAAGGTTCTTACAGGAAATTCAGCGTTTGAAAGACTTGGCGGAAGCTAGAGAAAATTCAGATGCGTATCGTAGAGGTTTACCTGACAGGCCAAGGACTTAGGAGTAGCAAATGGCAACAAGTAACGCAGCAACCACATATCTTGAGAATAAAATACTCAGTTTTATTTTCAAGAACAACGCTGGTTCATTCACAACACCAGGTGACAGCATATATGTTGGCTTGGCAACAGCAGTTTCTGACGCGGAGGCTGGTTCTTTAACTGAGGCGACCTTTGGGTCTTACGCAAGACAACAGGTTACAGCGGCAAACTGGACATTAGCTTCTGCTAGTACAAATCAACAGACAGTTGTAAATGCAGCAAACATTGAGTTTCCAGCATCAAGTGGAACTAGTAACACCGTGACTCATGCATTTCTTGTAGATGCAGCATCGAGCGGTAACATCCTGTTTGTTGGTGCGCTGGACGCAAGCAAGACCATTGCTACGGGGGATATCTTCCGTATCAACGCTGGGAATCTTACGATCGAGTTGAAGTAATGGCTCTTGTTCTGAAAGACCGAATTAAAGAGACTACAACCACCACTGGCACAGGCACATATACGCTTGCTGGTGCGTTAACTGGTTTTGAGGCTTTCAGTCAGATAGGTAATTCAAATACTACATACTATTGTTGCACAGACGGAACTGACTTTGAAATAGGTATTGGCACCTACACTGCATCTGGTACAACCTTGGCCCGTACTACAATATTGCAGTCTAGCAACTCCGATGCCGCTGTTAACTGGACATCAGGCACTCGCACTATTTTTTGCACGTTGCCAGCAGAAAAGATGATATTTAACAATGCGAGTAATGTAGCGCAGAACTTTACAGAACAAGACCCGAATGCATTGGCATTCGCAATAGCATTGGGATAGAAAAATGGCTAACGCATTTAAAACATTTACAGACACCGCAGTAGGGACATCCAACGCAGATGTTTACACCTGCCCCAGCGCAACAGAGACAACAATCATCGGCTTAAACATTGCCAACATATTGACAGTTTCAATCACGGTAAATGTACAGCTAATCAATAATGATGGCGACAATGTGCATATTGTAAAGTCAGCTATTGTCCCTGTTGGCTCGTCACTGGTAGCGGTTGGCGGCGATCAAAAAATTGTTATGAATGCTTCTGATATTTTGAGGATAACAGCAAGTCAAGCATCAGCGGCAGACGTTACACTGTCTGTACTGGAGATTACATAATGGCATTAAGTACAATAGGCGCAAATCAAATAGCTTCATTACCCACTGGTTCAGTAGACACTGCACAACTAGCTTCTAATGCTGTAACAGACGCTAAATTAGCAAGTGGTGCAATCACTTCTGCGGCCATGCCCACTGGCTCTGTTATACAAGTTGTGCAGAGTACTAGCACCACTCAATATAATATTGCCGCAGCAGATACATTTGAAGATACAGGTTATTCAGTTACAATTACACCTAATTCATCTAGCAATAAAATTTTAATAACTTTTAGTGCTTTTGGAATTTTGTTGAACCCTAGCCACATTGGTGTTCAGTTACTAAGAGGGTCAACTGTTGTTGCTTTGAACGAAGGATATGCAACTAATTCAAGCCATTGGACTACGCCTAACTATGGTTTTTCATATTTAGATAGTCCATCTACAACCTCTGCTACAACTTATAAAATTCAAGCTAGAGCAGACACCAGAACAT